TAAGTACATTGAAAATAGACTCACTTCGAGCAACGAGTGAGTCAAGATATGCAGGAGTTCAAGTGATTCATTGAGCTTGTAAGTCTTCTTTTGTGATATACATAGTGAGAGATTGTAATTATTTTTTACTTACTTTTTTTGTTTCGAGTTTTTGACCTCCTACATTTTTTTCTTTAGAACTTGAGTCAACTTTTTGAAATCCATTTCGAGTAAAGTTTTTTTCATCGAGATCAGATTCAACTATTTCTCAATAAACTACTTTTACTTTTGGTTCATCTTTTTCAATAGAAATATTAGTATACTCAGTTCACACGTATTGGTATTGCATAAATAATAATTAATAATAAGAAAAGAGAAACTGCGAGTCTCCTCGCAATCTCAATTTCTCATTATAGAGTAACATTGTAACCAAGTGAAACCATAGTATCAAGTTTACGGATTGTACCACCAGTAGCATTATTAACTGTGTTTTGACCCATGTAGTAGAACCCAACGATTTTCCATCCCATTCCAGGATTTCTAACCATTTCAATTTGATAGTCACCATTGTAACCATATTGAAGAGCATTTTTGTGCGCAAGTATGAATCAACCTTTTGTGTTATTCGCAGGAGTAACAGAAGAAATTTTACCATCTGCCTTAGTTCGTAAGAACTCTTCAGAAGTAAATACATCAGAACCAAGAAAGTTTGAAAGTGCTCCAGTAACAATAGTTGAAGCTCGACCATTTACAGAGTAATCCTTAAATTCAGTAATACCAAGTGCTTTAATTCTTGTTTGAGGATTAAATATCCATACTAAATCAGCAGGGTTTGCAGCGTTTTCACCCATAAGAGCAAGAACAGTAAGGAAATCATCAAAAGTAAGAGCACCTACATCAGCACCGTTAGCAAGTCCAGCCTTTCGAAGACCATTACCACCAAGGTAATATGTACCAGCAGTAGGAGCAGCATCATCATTATTGATATTTCCAGTTACAGCAGTTACAGTATCACCATTAAGCATAAATGCTTCTTGAGTTTCTGCAGCAGATTGTGCAAGTTTTCTTTGAATTGTAGCAACAACGTCAACAACGTTAACGAATCGTACTTCTTCATCAGAAACATCAACATCAAGAAAGAATTTCTTTTGAGCGATTGTAATTTTAGCAGTTGGAGTTTTAGCTCGACCATTTGCAAAAACCATAAGGTTTGTAGTAGCTTCATCAACAATTTGATGTTTTGGAAGTTTTCCAATAACTGGTACTTCTGAAAGAAGATTCATATTTCTACCATGCGAACCTGTCATTGCCTGAATGAATGGTGAGTAAGTAGGAATAATATCAAGAAAATCAGTTGTTTGGATTGCTCCAGGAACAAGTTCAGCACCAAAACCAGTATTTCCAGTGTGCACTACTTCGTTTGCTTTTGTTTCAAAATGTCCAAGTTCTTTTTTCATTTCAAGAGCTTTTTCGAGATTGTAGAATTTTTCTTCTTTCCCTTCAGCTTGTAGAGCAGTAGAAACTGCTTCAATCATTTGGCTAGCGTTCTTAATTAACATAAGAGTTTAATTTAAAAAATAATTAAAAGTATATCATGGAGTAGTTTTTACAGTCTCTTTAACCTCTATTTCACCTACTGACAAATACTCTTTGATTTCAGCTTCTTTTTTCTCAAGTGTTGCTTCGATTTCAGTTTTAGAAGTCTTAAGTTCTTCTATTTCCGTGTCCTTAGCTTTTAACTCTTCTGAGAAAGTTTCGTTTTCTTTTTTGAGACGTTCAACCTCGTCTTGGAGTGCTTTCAACTCTTCTGCTTTTACATCTCCTGTGTCGTCATCGGGTAGGTTTTCACTATCTATTTCAACGTCATCAGTTTCAGTTGTGTTTTTGGTTTCCGTATTTTCATTTTCTTCTACTGATTCTTCGGATTTTTCCTCAGTAGTTTCTGTCGTATTTTCTTCTTCTTTCACTTCAATTTCTTGTATTTCTTCGTTTTTCATCTCTTCTTCAAAGTTCACTATCTCTTCTCCATTACTCTTACACTCATAGAGTCAAGCACCAAAGCTTTTAATCTCAGTCAAAGAATCAAAGAATGATTTTATTGATTTTGCAATTGAGAATCGAGCATTTGTATTTGCTGGAAATGCTACAACTGAAACCTCAACGAGTCTCAGTTCTATGATTTCTCTGATCCATTTGTCACCAACTTCTCTAATTTCCCATTTTAAGGCTCTAAATCAAATTGAGAATGCACCGAGTAATCCTTCTTGGATATTATTCATTACTCAGTCAATATCATTGAATATTTCAACTCTTATGAATAATCCATCAGTTTCAATTCTATATTCAACTGCTTTCCCAATAATCTTATCCATATTATGCTGGAGGAGAATCAAAGGTTTTTGCATATAAGAACCCATTGTATTTCTAAACGCTTCTGGCTTAACAATATCATCATACGAATCTAAATCAGGAGTTGAAGCAAACCCCTCAACATATATCTTACCTCATTCCCCTTTTACTTCAACACTTTTAAACTCTACTTGAAAATATTGTGTTTTTTTCATAGAAATTTTTTATAAATTATTATCAAACTATTTTATAACTCGTTACACACCTACATCGGAAATCACTACTCGGTCAATACATATCTCACGTTCAAGAAAATATAATATCAAGTGGAATATATCCTTGTTCTTGGTTCTGTAAATGAGTAGCACGAACTCTTGCGTCTTTTACCGTACTCCATCGTTTTTCCATCTTGTATCAAGATTGTAACATACGTCTTGCAGGCTCAAAATTTGAGTAACCGTATGCTTGCCCAACTTCTTGTATAGCAATCAGTTCACTACGAGACTTAGAGAAGGTAAACGGTGCAGTTTCTCGAATATCTTTTGCGATTTCTCAGTAGCTCTTCCCTCATTCTATACCTTGCGTAATCAATGTCAATACCTCTTTTCTCGTAGTTTTTGAAATACTCCCATCTTTTTCAGATAAATGTATTTCAGTTTGTTTTCTAAGAAAATTAACAGCAGGAGAATTATCGACATCAAATACGAGACTATAATCTGGCTTATTTAAGAAGTTTTTAAAAGGTTTTACAGCTTGTGCATACGTACGCTTCATAATAGGCTGCAATGCTACAAATAAATAGTTTGGAATCTGAACTTTTATATTTTCCAAGTATTCTTTTATTCTATCCTCTATACTACTTTTCTTTTCATAACTTTTTACTTCACTTTCAAGAATATCAATAAGGCCAGCAAGTTGTCATGCAAAAATCTTATTCAAACCTCTTTGAATAATCTTTTCTTGTTTCATGATGAATAGAGTTTGCTTATTGATTTGCATCTGGTGGAGTTTGTATTACATCATTCAAATTAAATTCAACGTCTGTGAGAAGTTTTACGTTTGAATCAATAGTATATTCATTCATCGTATCATTCTTATCTACCATTCCTTCTCCAAGATACTCACGAGCTTCATTTCTATTCCAAAGTCCATTTTTTACCATTTTTTCTGAAAGTTCTATTTTTTCGAGTTTGTCATTAATATGATTATCGATTATTTGAAAGTATCTATCTGGAACAATCTCCGAGATCATAATCGTAAACATACAACTTAGATCAAATTCAATAGGTCTGATAGTATTCTCGATATATTTTTTATACTGAGTTTCTCCGTTTCATACTTGAACCTTATTTGTATAATTGAGAATAACTCTCGGAACTCATAAAGCCGAACAAATCTTTTCACTATTAAATTCTTGCATAGCTACAAAATCCATATCTTTATGATTTTGTGCAAGTTGTTTGAAATCTTGTATAGCGTTTGAAACAAGAGATTTATTTCTATTCTTACTTCCTCGAACTTCTTTTTTTACATCTTCTACTATTTTTTGCGCTTGATCTACTGGTATACCATCTTTTAAAACATACAATCAAGCAGGAACAGAATTGTTCAGCATAGAGAAGTAATTCGCTATACTCGCTTCATTGTCAGCGTAAGCGTGATATATAACTCCAGAAAGCTCACTTTCTCCGTATACTTCGTCTGCTACTGAATCCGTGCTCACAAAATGAAACATATTTTGAGGTGGAACTTGAATAACAGTTCAACCGATACGAACCATATAATACAATACTTCATGTTCTGGAGTTGTAA